CTCGTTCGGCGCTCCGTTGAGCTGGCCAGTGGCCTTGAGCCGCACGCCGATGCGTGGAATACCGGCGTAGGTCGCCTCGTCCTGCTGCACGCTGGTCAGCGTGGCCCAGGTGAAGTTGGCCTGCGCACCGCTGCCGTTGGTGTTCAGACCAGCAGTGCGCACGCGCACGTCGTACTGCCCTGCGGGCACGTCCTTGGTGTAGCTGACCCGGCGCGTGCGCGGCGTGCTGCCGCTGACCGTGTAGTTGCCGAACACCTGCCAGTCGCTGGACCCGGTTGCGCGGTACTGAATCTGGATTTGCTCGGTGTTCGCCTTGTCGCCGCCCTTGCTCGTGCGGTCATAGATGGTGAACTCGATGCCGACCATGAGCTTGATCGTGTCGGCAGCGCCAGTGCGCTGTATCCATGGCCCCGGGGTGTGCTTCGGGTCGACGCCGGTATCCAGCAGCGTGCCACCGTCGATCACGTCGGCGTTGCTGTAGAGCGGGATTTCCTCGCTCGGCATGCCAGGGAAGCCGTTGTAGAAGGCCTGCACACCCTCGAAGGACGAAAGCAATGCGTCCCCGTTGTAAAGCTCATCAACGTGATTGACGTTGATGCCTGGCGTAAGGATCAGCGCGAGGTACTGGTCGTCACCCTCGTACCACGTATAGGCATTGCTGGCCAGATCGGGCGCGATGCGCATGGAGCCCAGCAGCAAGCCCAGGGGCTCATAGGGCCGCAGTTGGTTCCGCGGCGCGCTCAGGCTGTAGACGTTCTGCCCGGTGCTGGCATTCTTCGGCTTGTCCGGCTTCGGGCCGAGCACCTTGTTGATCAATAGGCTGCCGGCCATGTAGATGGCGGCCTGCGCAGCGCCCGCAGCAACCGCTGTGTAGCCCGCCGCAACCATGGCCGTACCGACGCCGGCGGTGAAGACGGTCAGCGCGATCAACGCAACGATCAGCAGCGCGGTCTTGGCGACGCCTCCGCGCACCTCGATGACCTGCCCGTGCTTGGGTCGAACGTGGTGCCACATGTGACGGGGCACGGCACGGCCGCCGATGGCCACATGCCACTGCTGGCCGTCCAGGCCGTCGACGTGGCGGTGCAGGAAGGCGTAAAGGGACTCGCCGGGCCGCAGGTCCGCCGCGATGTTCGTCTGGCCGTCCAGGAGCACCGGGTGCGGTGTCATGATCAACCGGCCCGCGTCCAGGTTGTTGTCCATCAGGCCCATTCGTAGTACCCCTCAATCCTCAAGCCCATTTCGGGAAGCTCTCGCACTCGGTGCAGCACGCTGCATCCGTTGCGCTCGTTGCCGTGCAGAACCCAGCCTTCATAGGCCAGGAAGAAGTAGGTGCCGGCGTGGCCCGGCCGGCGCTGGCCGTGATCGAACATCAGCACCAGATCGCCGTCCTGCGGCGCACCGTTCCGACGCCGCGCGTAGGCCTTCGACAAGTCGCCCAGCGCGGCCTGCCCCGCAGTGCCGTGAGGGCGCGCGCCAGGCAGCACAATCTCGCGCCGGAACAAGTGTCGCTGCACGTGCACGACCAGGTCGGCGCAGTCGAACTTCGCCTCGTCATAAGGAATCCCACAGAACCGCTCAACCTCCGCCACGCGCATGCTCACGTGAAGATGCCCGGAAGCGTGAAGGGGTTGGCGCGCAGCTGCACAGCCTGCTGGCGCATCAGGTAATCCACACCGCATTGCGCGGTTGCCGTTTGCGCGTTCACGGTGACCTGCGTCATCGGCAGGAAGTACTCGGACTCGATGACGTTCGGATCGGCCCGATCGGTGATACGCAGCTTCGCGGTTACGAGCTCGCCAGGCTGCAAGCGTTCCAGGTCATCCGTCATGCCGCGACCGACATTGTCGATCACCAACTGCGCGCGTGGGCTCTGCCCGCTAACGTCTTCGGGCAACTTGAAGCCGAATGGGAACCCAACGTACTCGAGACCCCCGCTGGTCCAGTTCTGGGTGTCGTTGACGATCCGAAGGGTGTCTGGCATTGATGCCGCCGAGATCTCGAGCAGCAACAGTGTCCCCGTTGGGTCAGTGACACGCTGGCGTCGCTCCGTGAAGGTGCTCATGCTCGCAGATACTCCAACACGACTTCGCGCATGGCAGCCCCGAAACCAGGAGCGATCGGTGAAAGCCGCCCCAGCTTCCCAGCCTGGAATCGGGCGCTGATGGCCGCCCCTGTGCGAGGGTGCGCCATGGTGAACCAGCCGACGCGTTTGACGTCAGTGAAATACCAGGCATCGAAGGCAGCAATGTCCCCGGCGGACCGAAACAGTACGGTGGCTGTGATGGAATCGAGCACTTGACTATTGAGCACTCGTTCCTTGGGGATGCCGCGCTCCATCTCTGTGCGCTCAATGGAAGGGTCAAACTCCTCGCTGTATCCCTCCATCAGCAGCTTCGCGTAAGTGGGCCACACAGGCATCACACAGTCTCCTTCCAGCCGAAGCGGCTCTTGCCCAGCGTCCCGAGCTCTCCCCCGTCAAGACTCTCGCCGACGATGTCAATCACCAGCTTGCGCAGTTGAGTGCCATCCGGGGAGGTCTTCTTCTCTTCTCTGGCTGAGACCTTGCCACCACCGTAGTTCTTGATCTCCACGGCAATGTCCCCACCCCTGCCGCTCATGGCTTGAACGCCGAGGCGGCCATCTGACGTGCGGCGTAGGGGCATGATCGCCTCCGGGCCGGCCTCGCCCATAACGCCAGCCCCCTTTGCAAAGGCAAACAGGGTGGGCTTGTTGACGACGCTACCGGAGTACCGCGACAGGCTTGGCGAGTCATACACGCCGCCTTTCGCGTTGTATGTCGCAGTGCCGATGGCTACGGTGGTGCCGCCGCCAGCTGCAGCGCCCGCACCACCGTATGCAGCGCCAATCATGTTCGCGATTCCGGTGATCGCCTGCTTTGCAGCGATGCGCGCGAGGTCGGCGATGATCGAGTTCGCAAGATCGGAGAAAGAAACCTTTCCGGTCTGAACGAATTTCACGAAGGCATCTTCGGCTCCCGTGAAAGCACCGGCCAGCAGGCTTTGTGTCTGGCCCGCTGCGTCGCGGGCTTGGACCTGATAGTCCTCCCATGCGGCGTTGGCGCCGTTTCGCCAATCGCCCAGCATGGCGATGCGCTCTGCCTGAAAGCCGCGCTCCTCCTCGAGCATGGCATCTAGGTGCTGCTTGGCGTTCGCTGCCTGCGCGTCCCAGCTCTCCTTGTCCGCAGCCACGCCTCGGTCGCCCAGGCGCTTGAGTTCGTCTTCGTAGGCGCGGCGGATATCCAGCTGCCGCCGCAGCAGTTCCGATGCTTCGGAGCCGTGGCCGATCTGCACGAGGTCAGCCTCGTTGCCGCGACGCTGGTTTGCGGACTGCTGCTCGAAGATGGCGTTCTGCCGGGCCAGGGCTTCCTTGGCCTTGGCCTGCCGGGTATAGCTCTCCGCGGCCTGGTCACTGGCGGCAAGCTCAGGGAGCACTGCCTCGAGCAGTGCACGCGAGCTGGCCGTCATCCGATTGCTGGCGTCGGCGAGCATCTGCTTGGCCTTGATGGCCAGGCTGTCGCTCGCGGTGACCTTATCGCCGGTATCCGCCAACTGCTTGTTGGCCGCGATCTGCCGCTGGATGGCTTCGACCAAGCTGTCGGCGCTGTTCGAGTCGGACTTCACCAGCGCCGCTGCAGCCTTGCCGGCGTTCTTGTCGGCGTACTTGCGCTGTATCGCGGCAATCGCCTCGGCCTTACGCGCTTCCAGCCGCTCTGCTTCTTTGATGAGGCCGGCCGCCTGTGCCTGCCTGATCGCCGCCTCGGCATCGCCGGTTACTTTGGCGATCTCTGCCCGCTTCTTCTCCTCCTTCGTCGCCTGCGACTCGATGATGGCGTCCAGCGCGGCGGAAGTGGTTACCGCTGCCTGCTGAGCGGCCTTCACCTGGGCGGCGCCGTTCTCCTTCTCCGCGTTGGCCAGCAACTCCCGAATCCTTGCGGTGCGCTCCTTGATGTCGTCGGCCCAGCCTTGAATGTAGGTGGCCCGCTTCCCTTGCTCCTGCGCGGTTCGCATGGCGGCGACTGCTTGGGCGTTCTGCTGCAGCAGCTTCTGCAGCTCTTCGGCTTCAGTTCCGAACCCTAGCCCCACCTTCATCCGGGCCCAGGCCTGGCTGGCTTTTACGCCGATCTCGTCCCAGCCCCGGCCCACTGCCGTCTGGCTCTCTCGGACGCGCGCCAGAGCCTCCTGGGTGGCCTCAGATGCAGCACGCGTCGCCAGCGCGGCGGCTTCCTGCGTCTTGCCCTGGTCCTGCAGCGCCTTGATCTGCTCGTAAAGGCCGGAGGTCAGGAACCCTATCTGCTCGTTGAGCTCCAGCGCATACTTCGTCGGGTCTTGGCCGAGCTTGGCGAACGCTGCCACCGTGTCGTTCACGGCCTGGCCGGTCACCTCCTTCATCGCCACCGCGGCGTCGGCCACGGCAAGTGCGTTCTCGCGCGTGATCTGGCCGTTCTTGGCGATCGCCACTGCTGCGTCGGCACCGAGCCCCACCGTTGCGTTCTGCGACTTTGCCGCCTGGATGGCCAGCGCGGCCAAGGCATGCTCGGTCAGGCCGGCTTCGTTGCGCGACAGCGCGAGCGCTGCGGTGTAGGCCTGCTGCTGTTTCTCGGCGTCGTACCAGGCGTAGCCCAGGGCCGCCACCACGCCGGCGGTGACCGTCACCGGGTTGATAAGGCCGGCCAGTGCCGTGCCAACGCCGCGGATGGCGAGGCTGGCGCTGCCGAACTGGTCGCGAATCTGCCCGCCCTGCTGCAGGAGCACCAGCGCCGGGTTTTGCCCGCCGGCCAGTGACGTGATGATGTCCGTACCCTGCGCAGGCAGCATCGCAAGCGCCTGGCGGTACTGGCCGGACGCGGCCGCGCTCTTCTGCATCGAGGCGACCTGCTTGTCCAGCAGCGACGTCAGCCGCGCGGCCTGGTCGCCGCTGGCCTGCTGCGCGATGCGCCACCGGATGATCTCTTCGCGGTCCTTGCCGAGGGTCGCGATCTGCCGCTCCAAAGCCTTGACCTGGCGGTCCGTGGCGCGGACCTGGCGCTGGCTGCCTTGCTCGACCTCCGTGGTCAGCGAGGAAACCGATTGCTTCGCCCGATTGACGCCGGGTTCGACCTTGCTGGTGTCGATCTCGATGTCAATTCGGGCGGTGCCGATGCTCTGGTCTGCCATTTCGGGCCTTTGAAAATAGAAAGCCCGCCGGGCGGCGGGCTTGAAGGAACGTTGTTGGGCAGGCGCTAGCGCAACTGATCCTCGTGGAGGTACCCGCCCTCGATCGGCGGGGGCTCCACCAGACGAGGTACCTGGTGCGGACCATCCTGCATTTTTTCAACCGAGATCAGGCCGATGACGCTGCCATCTTCCCGCTGCGCCCAGACGGCGACTCGGTGGAGGACACGCCGCCTATCTGGCGTAGTGCCTTCGTGCACGAAGTACCAATCGTTCGCCGGCACCAGGCTGACGTATCGGGGCAATTTGCTTTCGGTCACGCGCTTCTCCAGGTTGGGTACCTGGAGCTTAGCGACCGGTCCCGCGAGTCCTGAATGCTAGCTCGCCTGTGGTGGGAACCCGATCACATACAAGTCGCACAGATGAATCATCCTTCGTTGATCTGCTTGATGGCGGCCACCTCGATGACGGCCAGAGCCGCCATCAGGTCATCGCGATCGGTGCCGGCCACGCCGATGTGCGCCAGCTCGTTGAACACCACGGCGTAGTCCAGGCCGATCGGGCCACCTGGCCCGCAGCGCCACTGGTTGGAGATGCGCTGGAAGAGATCGACGGCGGCCTGGTTTTCGGGCCAGACCGTCACGTTGGGCGGCACGTAGTGCTTGGGCTTGAAGCCAGTTCCTTCCAGCTCGGCGGCGGTCGGGACGCGGAAATACAGCGCCTCGACCGCCTCGGTCAGTTTCCCTCGAGCTTGACCCGGCGCAGGTCCCACCAGCCTTGGATCAATCCCTCGCAGATGCCGGGGTGCTCGTCCTCGAAATCGCCGATGCCCTCGACGGTGAGCGGGTAGTCGGCGTCCCAACTGTCGACGAGCTCCAGCACCAGCTCGCCCATGACCAGCTTGGCCAGGTGCTCCCGATAGTGCTTGCTCGTATGGTTCCGGAAGGTCACTGCCACGGTGAACTTCTCGGCCGGCGACGAGAAGTTCAGTTCGGCCTTCAGATGCTTGGGCGCTTCGCCCTTGCGAATGGGCATCAGGCGGCCTCCACCAGGGTCGATTCGCTCAGCGCGGTGAAGGTCATGGTGTTACCCATGGGCGTGTTCGACGCGATGGTCGGATCGCCGTCGAACGACATGTAGCCGTACCAGTACAGCACGTCCCCGCCCGGAATCTTGCAGCGCAGGATGATCGGCTCACCTCGCGCGTCTACCGCCTTCGATGCGCTGTGCCAGGGCAGTTTCGGGTCGTAGTACAGCGGCAGGGTCAGGGTCTTGGCGTTCTTGGTCGTCGGGATGGAGATCTGCCGGCCGGTCGGGTCTTCCAACAGCGTGCCGGTCCAGTACTGCTGATCGCCACCCGAGCTGGAGGGATCGCCCTGCTGGGTGTAGTCGACGAACTCGCCAGCGATGAGCAGCGAACCCGCGCCGCTGGCGCCGCCAAAGAGCGTGGCGTCAGTGGTGTCGGTGCCGAGCAGCGGCAGGGCGCCGGCGACCTCATCGCCAGCGACGGCGACCTTGTTGTTGAGCAGCGGCCAGCCGGCGATCTGGATCAGCACCACCTCGCCCTCATCGACCGTGCCGGTCTGGACGGTGGCGACCGCCGGGGCGGCCTTGGAAATTGCGGAA